TGGGTTTCCTTTGCACCCTCGGCCAGTTGTTTTGCTAGTTCATCTTCAGTTGCCATACGACTTTATTTCACCCTATTTTATACGCATATAAATATTGACACGCATACATTAATAATGTATATTTATAGAACTAAAAAATGACCGAAAACGCATTAAACAAATATTATAGGCAACCGCAGATATACATCAAATTACCTAGCGGTGGCAAATGGTATGGACCAGATGTCCTCACTCCCACAGAAACAGGTGAATTGCCCGTTCTACCAATGACAGCCAAGGATGAATTGGCATTCAAAACACCTGATGCACTGATCAACGGACAAGCAATAGTGGACGTGATACAATCGTGTTTGCCGAACATCAAGAATGCATGGAAAATGGTGAACTTTGATACTGACACAATATTACTTGCGATAAGGATAGCCACTTATGGTGAGACCATGGAGATCAAGTTTAATGTACCAGTAACCAACGAACAATCAGAGACCACTTTGAATCTTCCTGCATTGTTGGAAGACCTGCGTAGGAGCGAAGTGACAGACACCGCAACAACCAAGTCAGGTTTCAAAATTAAATTGAACCCTTTGGATTACCAGACACTGACCAAGATCGCAACTGCACAGTTCGAGCAACAAAAAATGTACGGCACCGTGTCTTCAAGTTCGCTGACAGAAGAGCAGAAAAGCAAAGCGTATGTTGATGCGTTCACAAAATTGAACACAATAAACTTCGATCTGTTGATAGATTCTGTTAACAGCATAACCACACCGGAAGGTGCCGAGGAAACGGATACTGCAAAGATCCGGGAGTTCATGAACAACTGTCCTTCGACCATCGTTGACGAGATACAGTCTGCTATTGGTAATGTGCGTAGCCAGGCACAGGTAAAACCTATCACCATGAAAGCCACAGAAGAGCAGATTAAGAAAGGAGTCCCAGCCACATACCAGGTGCCTGTGACGTTTGATCAATCAAATTTTTTCGTGTAAACTTGCTGTCAAAGTCGGATTCTGACATTATATCATATCTTAAGGATTTTGAAAACCAAACCAAGAACTTCAAACTTGAATTGATGAAATTGTGTTGGTTCATGCGAGGCGGAGTGACCTGGCAGGAAGCATTGAACATGTCGCCCGCAGAAAGAGAAATAAGTTACCAATTGGTAAAAGAAAACATGGAAACCACCAAAAAGACCGGTCAACCTTTCTTCTAGAATATAGTATACTATTATGGTATCTAAATATGCAGATAATTAACACTTACATATGTCCGAACGGGATCTAGTCAAAGAACTCAAAGCCACAATCGCAGACCTCACACAAGATCGTGACGAGGCCCTTGCCAAGATCAAGGCCAAGGAGAGCAGAATGAAACAGGTGATGATAAAGTTGGAACACGCCACTTCAGACGTGCAGGCAACAGGACACAAGATAGGCGAGCAGAACAAGAAGATCGCGGACCTAGAAGCCAAACTCGCAACCAAAGAAGAGTTATTGGATGAAGCGTTAATTAAGATAAAGGAACTCAAGCAAGGACACTTTGACCAAGATGACTCAACGACACAAACAGACACCGACCGAGACGATAAAGAACTGGATTAGCGAGTTCGTGACCAAACCCAATCCTGTGTTTGGTAATCTACCGCCCTGTCCATTTGCACAAAAAGCCATCATAGAAAATAAAGTTATATTTTTAGAACTGGACGGTGTTGCTGACTATCCCACACTGTACCAACACATACTCGATGCGGATTTTGACGAGATAGATGTGTTGTGCATGATAGCACAGCCTGACCAATTCACTGCCGATGAAACGGAAAAATTGGCCCGTGACCTAAATGGGTATTTCATGAGGCATGATGTCGTGGTGTTGGAAGATCATCCGGACACGCCGGAATCGGTAAAAGGTGTCAAACTCAACAACGGCGAATACACGCTGTTCCTGGCGCAGAGCCTCAGCAAATTGAACAAGTTCTCCAAGATCCTGGAGGCAGGTCCCTACTACCGGAATTGGTCTAGGTCTTATCTGGAATCAGTGAAAGGTTTCCGAGAGCGGAAAAATCCTTCAGCCTAGAATCACGCCTACACAGTCTTTTGTATAATCTCTTGTTGGTGCTCCATTCTGTGCCCGTCCACCATTGGAATCCCTTGTATCGGCTTTTGTACTCGGAACTCATCTCGTATCCCGATCCCATGTAGAAATATCCCACGTGGTTGTCACGTGCCCACTGTAACTCCATGTCCATGGTTATGTCCGATATGGGTATGATGTTGGCGTGTATGCAACTCTCCAGTCCGGCCAGATCCTTTGAGTCGTAGGTGTCTATCGTGCTGTACATCTCCGACTGGTATCTGTATCGTTTCTGTTTTGTGAATCCCACTATGTTGTCAGCGGTCTCGAGATAGAACACCATGAACTGATCACGTTCATGGTAGTGGCCAAAGGGATCGTAGTCCGCGCCAAATTTTTTCCTCTTCATGTATTGTTTGTAGATACTGGGCAGGCTCAACAGTTTCACCATCTCGGAGGCATCGATCACTTTCAGTCCCAGTTTCTTGCCATCGTAGGTGTGTTCCTTGTATCTGGGTTGATATCTGTGTAGGTCCACACGTGTGCTACGTGACTGATAGAACACCTCTCGGTATGGTCCCACGGGTGTGTCCAGCGCCAGCCAACCATTATCCAATGCATCCACTTCATCATCCGGCTCGAAAATCGCCATGGGTTTGCACACTACCAAATCCTGTTGTTCCTGTTTGCCAAAGGTGTGATCCCAAATGAACTGCATTACTGTACTTACTCAAGGTGTGTAGATGGTTTGCAACCATCTGAAACTTCGCTACGCTCGTTTCTTTTTTTAATTTACGCATTTGCTAAAAAAAAACGTAAACGCAGTTTGCGTTCACTGTGGCAGATGATTAGTCACAATACGGCTATTTCTAGCCGTACTGACTGTCCTCTGTGGCGAGTCGACCAGTCACCATACATCGTTGCTTTCGCCGGGCGGTTGTGCTGTACCCGTTAACTCATACTTCCAACGCGAGCCTATTATGCCTTTGTATGATAATACACAATAGACCTGAGGTTGCTGTTTCTCAGAGCCTCATCATTTTTGCTATGTGCATCAAGGGATTCACCTGTCGCTTGTTAGCCGCATTTCCCTGCTCACTGGTTGCGATGCTATGTTTGCCTTTGTGAAATTTTAAAGAGTTGTTGTGTGCCTATCACATATGTTTATATTATTTTTATTTGGAGGTCAATCTTTTTGGATTTAAATATGGCTATGCATTGGACATATCAAGGAAAAGAAATTACCAATATTCCTGAGGACGTCGTGGGATTTGTGTATCTCATTACCAACACCACCAACGGCAGGATGTATATTGGCAAGAAACTGGCCAAGTTCAAGAGGAGTCGTCCACCATTGAAAGGTCGCAAGAACAAGCGTAGGTACAAGGTCAACTCGGACTGGCAGGACTATTTTGGTTCCAGTGATGATCTGACCATTGACGTAAACAAACTTGGTAAAGAAAAATTCACGAGGGAGATATTATTCTATTGCTATTCAAAAGCGGAACTGTCATATGTGGAAGCACGTGAACAGTTCGCCCGTAAGGTTCTGGAAAGTAACGATTACTACAACGGACACATACGTGTGCGTGTTCATGGAAAAGGTATTATAAGAAAAACCCCCGCTACGTAATAGCAGGGGTTATGAATTGGATCCAATCAGCAAAAACTATGCCGCTGACTTCTCAGCGTTTTTTGCCTCTTGAATTTCTTTTCTTCTTGCTTTGATCAATTTAGAAAGATTTGCTAATGCCTTTCTTGCTCTTGTGGCACTTGCTTTAACACCCTTCTCTGTGAACTTGCCGTTCTCTTCAGAGTAAGTTTGTATTTCTGTCATGATCTGTTCATGTGTTTGTGACATATTAATTGTCCTTCCTTATCGTACGATATTATTAATTAACATATACCTAATTAAAGCACGTAAGAACTGGTTTTGTCAATAGAAAAATTAAACAATTATTTCCACATCATTTGCGTAATTGGTAAAACCATTTTCTTTTGTCACTTTTAGTACAGAATTCACTCTGCTTACCAATTCATCCTTGTGTGAAATAAGGAAAATATTCTTTTTCTGTGTACGTGACATCTCTTTAAGCACTGACATAGAACTTTCAACACCAGAAATATCCATACCGGCATCGATAAGTTCGTCAATAAACAACAAGTTGATCTGTTGATAAAGGCTCTCCCAAACATCTCTGAATGCCCAACTCAGACTCAATATCAATCTGTTACGCTCACCTCTGCTGAGATTATCAAAATCTAGTTCTCTGCCTAGTTCTTCGATCCTAACAGATAAATCTGATTGGAAAGCAACAGTGTGTGGCAGTTTGACTTTGCCTAAGAAATGTGCAAGTCTCTGATTTAGATATGTTAAGTTTTGTTCTATTATTCTTGTTCTTATGAATGAATCCTTTGCAGTCAAAAGTTTGTATAAAAATTCTTGGTGCCTGTGTAAATCTTCCATTTCGTTCACAAGCGTGTAATCTATTTTTTGTATCGCTTTGCTAGTCAGTTCGTCAATTTGTTCCGCGTATGGATTTTGATTTTTTTCTGTTTGTGTTAATTGTCTTTGTAGATCCTTCAAACTACCTTTATGATTGTATGCTTCGTCGATAGTATCATAGTAAGTGTCCGGTGTTTGTCCTAAATCTCCTATATCATCTATGTCGTGTTGTATTTTTGCAAGATCACTTTCTATCTTGTTACTAGTGTCTTTGCTTTCAGTTAGTGTTTGCGATAGTTGTTCTGTGAGATGTTTGTGTTTGTCGTCATTCAAAGATTGTTCACAAGTTGGACATTTCGCGTCTTTGGCGTATTCTAAGTCGGCTTCGGTCTTTGCTATTGTTTGTTCTGTCTTGGTCAAACTGTCTTCGTGGTATGCTTTTTCCTTGTTCAAACTCATCAATTTTATGTAATTTTCATTGTGTTTTTGCAAACGTTTGTGTGCTTCTAGTTCGACTTTGATATCCACTTTTTCAAGTTCTGCTATTGCATCTCGGAAGTTTGCGATATCTTTTTCTTTTTGTGTTTGCCAAGCACTTGATCTTATTTTTAAACTTTCAATAGATTCTTGTATTTTTTCGTTTGATGCCATTTTCGAATCAATTTTATATTTTTCTTCGGTCAACTGATTTTTGGTAGCCTTCATTTTTTCTTTCAAAAGATCTGCTTTTTGGGAAAGCAAAGTTATACCAAGCAGTTGTTCTATGATCTCTCTTTGTTCGTTTGCTTTTGTAGATAAGAAAGGTTGCGTGTATGTGTTCAACGCAATAATATTTTTAAACATAGAATGGGTCATACCAATCAGATTGTTTATTTCCACCTGCGTTTCTCTGTTCTCGCCTTGTGCCTCGTTGCTCTCGATGTTTTGTTCAATGTTGTTTGCGTAGAACTTGAATATGCCCGGCTTCCTGCCACGCTCGATTGTGTACTCGACATTGTTCTTGACAAATTTTATGCTGACCAACATGCCTTTCTCGTTTGTCTTGTTGACTAGGTTGTCTCTTCTTATTTGTGTCAGTGCTTCACCAAAGAACACATAAGATAATGCATTTACTATCGTGGTTTTTCCTGTTCCATTTCTCGCACCAGCATCATCGCCTCCCAGGTCCAAGTTTTCTCCAATAACCAGGACTAAATTTTTGTTGGCAAAATTTATGCTTTGTGCGGCATTTCCCACACTCATGAAGTTTTTTACTGTAAGTTCTTTAATTGTTAACATCTAAGTCATTGTAGATTGCTGTCAGTATGTTTTTGTCATACGTTTCGGAATCTACTCCTTGTAGTTGTTTGATTACGATCTGGTCAACACTGTCAAACTTTTGCACTTCAACTGTTTGCTGTTGTGCATTATCGATCTGCTCTGGTATTAGTTGTAGTTCTCTTAATTTGTACTTGTCAATGAATGTTTCTCGTATGAAGTTTGCTTCTTCGTAACTTATTTTTATATCTAATGTTACTCTCACATACATTTTTGGTTTCAATATTTTTTCAGCGTCTTGGAGCAGTTCGCTGATTTTTATAGTGATGTATCTTGGCATATCGGGCCAGTTGATGTATTTTGGTTGTCCGCCGTATTCCAACACCATCATGCCTCTGTCCTCGTCCCAGGCGTCTGCATAGTTGTGTGGAAATGCGTTACCCATATATGTGACATTTCCGTTTTGCTGTCTTTTGTGGAAGTGTCCAGAAAAAACCATGCCGCAGTTTTTGAAATGCTCTGTTTTTATTGTTCCTACATCTGGCATCTCTACCATCGCGTTCATTTTGAAGTATGGCAATTCAAAATGTCCGAACACATACTTCTGTGTCATTTTCTCTATTACTTTCCATTCGTCGCCTACTACCCATGGAATTATTGCCACGTCGTCTTCTACTATCCATTCGTTAACGATATGCACGTTGGGTATATTTCTTATGAACTCCATTGAATTAATTTCTCTTTTCTCCCTATAGAACAGATCGTGATTTCCCATGATCACGTATACTTTTTCAAAGGCCTGTCCTAGTCGTTCCATGTTTGATACAGTGTAGTTCATTGTAGAAACATTTGTACTTGCTCTATGGTGATGCCAGTCACCTAAGAATATACAAGTTTCGCAACCATGTGCTTTTGCCTGTTCTATAAACCAGTACACAAATTCCTCACAGTCGTCGTTGTGTACTCGACTGTTGCCTTTCATGCCAAAGTGTATGTCAGTGAAACACGCTACCTTTTTAAAGAATGCCATTGTTTACCATTTCTTTTTTACTGGCACTTTATGATTAGTCATGTCGACTTTTTTATAATTCACTTCTTCGAAGTCTTCACTTGTCAGTGTGCCTGTTTTCTTGTATTTTTTGTTCAACGCTTTTATACCTGTTTTGTTAACAACTTTTACCTCGCCGTGTATGTTTTCCATTCTCTTTTTGTAGGCCACGGTGTTTCGATCGTTTTCTCCTTGCCTTGTGAATGATGGCATCATGTTGTTCATTTCCAGCAGGTCATCTCTGATAGATTGATTTTTCTTTTCTAAGTTTAAAATTCTCGTAAAACTGTTTGTTATTGCCGCTGTGTAGTATGCAAAAGGGTTCTCAGATTTTGATTCGTCAAACTGCAATCCTATTTGTGATAGTTGCATCAGTGCCTGCGACTGCATCTCATCGTTGTATGTGTATCCTCTCCAGTTGGCTCTTGTACCATAACGCTCACACAACTTCATAAACATCAATGCTAAACTGTTAGTAATTTTTCCGTGATCGACTGAGAAGTAGCCGTTATGCATTCCTCCAACCCAGTGCGATTTTCCAACACATATAAGTTTACCCTTTTTATCCATTTTGTAGTGTTGGAAAGGAGGGAAGTTTACCTTGCTGTGATGGTCTGCCACACTTTTTGGATTTTTCTTTCTTTCCGCATCCATTGGTATATGATCAAACATCATGACTCTAAACACAAGATCGGTCTTTTCGATTTTTCTTGTTGAAACTGTGTAGTCAGATAATTTTATTTTTTTCAATCCAGACGCTTTTGCTTCTTCCCAGGCCTGTTGTGTCAATCTTTTAGATTTGTTTTTTCTTGCCATTGCTACTGCGTTGGCATTGATCTTTTTGAGATTTGGTACGATCAAATCGTACTGTGCGTCCTCCGGAGTAACGTATGAGCAATATGTGTTTTTGCTGGCATGTATTTGTGCCAATAAATCTCGATTGTTTAGGTACTTCACTCTTTTCATAATTATCTTTCATTTAAGTTAAAGTGACCACAAACAGGTCTGTTGAATGGTGCCGTATGGGAATTAAATACGCCTAAAATAATGCCTATAAATATAGTTAAAGTATACGAAATTTTACAAAGGAAAGCAACCATAAAATGTCATTGTTAGGTAAAGGTATAGGGTTTGTCAGCAAAACAGTAGGTAGGCTGTTGGGTGCTGGTATTTCTAATAACTCACGTTTGCAAAAAGCATCAGCAAACTGGTCAGACAGAGACTCAAGGAAAGACTGGCGTGTGCGTTTGACTATACCCACAAATTCACCATTGCAAAACACGTTTTTCAACAACAATCCTAAGATGGCACCTTTGAAACCCAACAATGGTATATTTTGGCCTTTGACACCGTCGATGATTATACAGCATTCGGCCAACTACAATACTTTGGAACAGACACACAGCAACTATCCGCATTACGCATACAACAATTCACAAGTTGATCAGTTGAACATCATTGGCGAATTTCCTGTGCAGAATCCCGAAGATGCGAGACACTGGGTTGCCACAATTAATTTTTTAAGAGCAGTAACAAAAATGTTTTTTGGACAAGACGAAGGAGATGGCTTAAAAGGTAATCCACCTCCTATATTACACTTGTCTGGATATGGTGACAGGATGTTCAATAAGGTTCCTGTTGTTGTAAACACTTTCAACTGCGAACTTAAATCCGGTATAGATTACATATCCACAAGAGAAATGGGTCAGTACGAAAGATCAATAGCAGGTGGTGTACCTGACATGGTGCTAAATTTTTTAAGCAATGGCATATGGAAAGATGTCAAAGGTGACCTTGCAGATTACACAAAAAATGTTGAACAGACATGGGCACCAACTTTGTCAAACATATCAGTGCTTGTGACTCCTATATACTCTAGAGATAGTGTACAAAACTTTTCTATGAGAAAATTTGTTACTGGACAATTAGACGGCAAAGGTAAAGATTCGATAGGATTCATTTAATGGCACGATACAGCAACACATCACCGTATTTTGAAACTGAAGAATTTGCAAATTATCTTGATATCCTCAATCCAAGAACATTGACAGCGGAAACAGATGACCAAGTTTACACGGTAGAGAGAACATACGCTTTCAGACCAGATCTTTTAAGTTACGACCTTTATGGCACGCCAAGATTATGGTGGGTGTTTGCCCAAAGAAACCCAGATAAGTTGGAAGACCCGATATATGATTTTAAACCAGGCGTAGTAATAAAGTTACCAAAAAAGGAAAACCTGCTTAAAGATTTAGGAGTTTAGGCTAATGGTTTTTTCAAATCCTAACGAAGACAGAGCAAACGAAGAAAATCAAATATTAAAAGAGAATGCTAAAAACTCATATGTAAATGATTTAGCGGTACCTAATCCATTATTCAAATTTGCCTCTGTAAATTATCTTTTTACATTGTCGTGTTTAGGTCAGGAAGATCTGACCAATACAAAGACATTACTTACAGCCGCACCCCATGACATAATAATCAGAAGCAGTGGTTTAGGTGGAGACACCAACAGCACTGTTGCAGAAGGATTTATGCCTACGGCCGATAAAATTATAAAATCTGGTATTGGTGAAGTTGAAAGAAAGTACCGGACAGCGGAAAGAGTTAAGACTGTTTTTGACAAACCCAGAGACATCTATTTCAAGTCAGTAACAATGAACAGCATTCCGCCTAACAACCAAGAGAGAAGTTTTACCTCTGTCACGAGCATCAATATGGAGATCGTTGAACCTCAAGGTATAACTTTACTTGATAGGATTAGGGCAGGTGCGGCCAACAATGGATATTTTGATCATCTTGACGCTCCTTATCTTTTGACTATGGAATTTATTGGATTCGATGAAAAGACGCAGATGCCATTAGACAACAACGAATTAAAAAATTTGAAAAGAGTGATACCAATCAAACTTGTCGACATGAATCTTGATGTGAATCAAGGTGGATCTATATACAGTTGCGTTGCTATTCCGTACAATGAATTTGGTTTTTCAAACACATACCTTTATCCAAGGACCAGCGGTAGTGTGGTCGGCGAAACAATAGAAGAAGCCTGCCAGTCTATAACACAAATACTTAACAACCAAACCCTAGATGAAGCCGCAAAAAATCTAGTTGATCTACCAGACGAATACAGTGTCACAGTGGATAGTGCATTTAAGAATACACCGTTTGAATTTTCTAGTATTAGGTCCACAGGTTTCCAACCGCAAGATGTCCCACCATCGCAAGGATTCAAAACCACTAACACTCAACAGATTGTAAAATTTAATACAAACAATTCTATACTAACGGTGTTAAAAGAGATATGCAGGGCATCTCCGCAGTTCGGCAACAAAGAATTTAAAAAATGGGAGAAAAAGGTCAAGTACGATCTTACAAGGGCACAGATTAATTCAGGCAATCAAGGAGTGTATGATGCTAGTCAAGACCAGTCTATGTATTTCATGAGTTATAAAATATCAACCACGATCACTCCTTTGAAAGGATGGGCAAACTGGGATCAAAAGAGACAAACGCACAAGAAAAAAATAGGAATACACATATCACCTCATTACATACACGCTTACAGTTTGTCAATACCAGGGGTCAGTACTGGACAAAAATTTAAAAATTTTGTGCATAAAAAATATAATTACATCTTCACAGGAGATAATGTAGATGTCCTTAACCTAGATATCAATTATAGGTTGGCATACTTTCAGTCTCGTCTCAAGGACGTAGAAGCGGACAGTAGAGCAATACAGTATAGAAGCACACCGGACTCCAAAGAAGAGGGTCCTAGATACGGTGACGATTTTGTGCAAGATGGAAGTCATATAGTCAAGCACGAAGTGGGCACAGTTAAAAGTTCAGGTGATAAAACTGCTGAATCTTTTTTCCTGTTAGACCAATTGCAAGACGAATTATCTAATCCTCTGGCAGACATGGTAAATGTCCAAATGGAAATTTTAGGCGACCCTGCGTGGATATCGCAGTCGCAATTTATTCCATTAGAGTTATTCAATAGCGAACCGGGACGTTCGGGCAGAGCAGAAGTAAAAAATATGGACTATTGGCAAGGCGGAAAAAATTTAATTTGGAATGACAAATTTAAATGCTACAACACAGATGTAGCAGATCCGGTTATTCTGCTAAATTTTAGGATGCCTAGTGACTTGGATGATAAAAGAGGAGTGTACGAAATAGCCGATGGCAAATCAACAACTTTTACAGGACTTTATAGAGTGGTCGGAGTCACACACAACTTTGATTCCGGTTCATTTACGCAAACCTTAAATATGGTTAGGTTCAAGAACCAAGGAATAAAGATAAGCAAACCTATTGAGCAAATGAGAACATATAGTTTCAAATCTGGAGAGTCGTATGTGACAGATACTGTTGGATCTGCTGAGAGAATGGCAAATATCTTTAGGAACACGTCAATTGAAATTAAAAGTGTTGAAAACATATTTGGTAAAATTAAATCTTTTACAAAACGATTTAACAATATAAAAACAAAAGTTAGGAAGTTTTTTAGTTAATGTCTAAGTTAAGAACAAATTTAAAAGGACACGTATCAACGTCGGCGCCACCAGACAAGGATGAATCTTGGTCGGTTGATAAAGCGGGTCCTTACATCGGAGTGGTCAAGGGAAACAAAGATCCTGCAAGAATGGGACGTCTGAACGTATTCATTCCTGCATTGGCCAAAACAGACAAGGCTCTCAAAGACAATCTTGTAATTTGTGAATATCTTTCACCGTTTTATGGAGCAAAAGATATTGCACACAATAGTTCTAGTTCGTCCAAACACGAATTTTCGCAACACTCGTTTGGTTTTTGGGGAGTACCACCTGACATAGGAACAAGGGTATTGGTCATATTTGCAGAAGGAAAAATGTCACAGGCGTTTTGGATAGGCTGTATACAGGAACCTTTGACAAATCACATGACTCCAGGTTTAGCGGCAAGCGATAAAACATGGGACAAAGGCGGCGGTGGAAGACCGGGTGCGGCTTCGTCAAATATCGATAAAGAAAAAGTATACGGAACTAAAAAAGTAGTTGCAGGTGAAATTAACAGAGTTACAAGCCAGGCTTCCATAGATCCGGTTAAAAACTACGACAACATTCCATTGCCTATACATCCATTTAGTAACACCTTACTTGAACAAGGATTAATCGAAGATGAAATCAGAGGTACAACAACATCATCTGCAAGAAGGGAGACACCTAGCCAAGTGTTTGGCATCAGCACTCCCGGCAGGCTCAACACACAGACACAGAAGAAACAAGTAGGTCCCTCTGACGAGTTGTCAAACGAAAACGTAGTACGTGACGCAGGACATACTTTTGTCATGGACGACGGAGATGTAAACGGACAGAATCAACTTTCAAGGATACGTACATCATCGGGTCATCAGTTGCTAATGCATGACACAGATGGAATTGTTTACCTAGCCAACGGATCAGGAAAAAGTTGGTTGGAGATGTCTCCGGATGGCAAAATTTACATCTATGCACAAGATGGATTTAATTTGAGATCAGATGGAAATTTTGATCTGCACTCTGGAGGTGACATCAATTTCCATGCAAAAAATAGTATAAAATTCACAGCGGAATCAGAAATTGTAAACAATGCAAATATTTTATTGAACTTGGGTAAAGGCGGCATATTCAACACATCACAAGAAGGTACCATAAGCAGTTTCAGTAAATCCGGAATCAGTTCATTCACTGGTGGAATGCAACTGCATGGGGGTAAAGGCACCCACCTTGCAGGCGGCCAGATACATTTCAACAGTATTCAACCTAGTCCTGATTGGGGACCTGGTTGGCTTAATCCACAATCTGCAGGAATAGTTTACGACGAGTCACAGAATGATGTCAACATAGCGGTAGGACCTGGCCAGAGATTGATAGCAAACACTAAAAAAACTTTGACCACAGTGCCTAACCTTGTTACACACGAACCGTTTGAGAGGGCACCATCGGCGATAAATGAAAATGTGTCGCAATGGGAAGATCCTGTGAAATGGAAACAACTATCAGAAACTCCGGGTACATTGGAATACATGGCACAAAAAAACAGAGAGTCAGACGTGGAATATATTAGAGAATTACAGTTCCTACAAGACAGTAAAAAATATGTAGAATTCAAATCAGGATTTGTCAGACCAAACATGAGCGATATTGCAGGCAGTGTTACGAGCAGTTTACAAAATACAAACCTAGGCAATATTGCAAACAATGTTACGAGCACTTTACGAGAAACAAACATAGGCAATATTGCAGGCAGAGTCACTAGCAGTTTACGAGAAACAAACATAGGCAATTATGCAGGTAGAGTCACTAGCAGTTTACAAAACACAAACATAGGAAAATCTTTGCACGGTGTTACACAAAAATTAGATATTGGAAAAGCCAAACAGTTCAGTGACGATTTCTCAAAAACATATTCCAAGTTGTTTAACGTTAAATCTTCGTTCCAGAATCTATCAACTAAAAATTTAAGCAACATCTTGACATCTAAAGTTGTTGCAGGTAGAATTACAAGTGTTGCTTCTAAAATATCAGGCACACTCCTTGGAAGAACTTCTGCCAACAACTTGCCACCGTCATTACGAGGAACATTAGGTGGCAGATTCACACAGATAGGATCAGCATTCAAATCACGAATAGGCGGAGCCGCTAAAGCGATAGGTTCATTCTTCAAAGGATTTAAGTTCAGCGATAGAAGACTCAAGGAAGACATAAGATTAGTTGGCAAATCACCATCAGGAATTAATATCTATTCGTTTAAATACTATCAAATACCGGGCAGGTATATTGGCGTGATGGCACAGGAAGTGCCGTGGGCAACGCACATGACCGACACCGGTTACTATGCTGTAGATTACAGCAAAGTTGACGTGGAATTTAGGAGATTGCATTAATGGCATACGGAGACAATACAAATAATTCAAGTAATGCACAAGGCGTTACCTTTAAAGGTTTTTCATCAAGAGCAGATAGGCAAAACTATAAGATTTATGATTTTGAGTGTGCTAAACAGGATCTCATAAATCGTTTGTCGGTACGTAAGGGCGAAAGAGTGGAGAATCCTGAATTTGGCACAATCATATACGACTGTATATTTGAACCGTTGACTCCTGCACTACGAGAAGAAATTGCAGAAGATATCACGGAAAACTTAAACGCCGACCCACGTATATCTACAGAATCCATTGATATCACAGCATTGGACCATGGCATTGCCATACAGGCATCTGTGAGATATGTACCATTAGACATCACTGAAAAATTGCAGTTCAATTTCGATGAAAACTCGTTGTTACGCCTATCTTAAAGTACGCACATAATTTAAAATATAAATATCCGTACAAACAGTATGGCCACAACAGATAGACAGAACAGATTACTTGTAGCGGAAGATTGGACAAAGATCTACCAGGCTTTTCAGCAGGCAGACTTCAAAAGTTATGATTTCGAAACGTTGCGTAGAACAATGGTTTCGTACATCAAAGAGAACTACCCAGATGATTTCAATGATTTTGTAGAAAGTTCTGAATATGTTGCACTTATAGATTTGATTGCCTACATAGCACAGTCCTTATCTTTTAGGGTGGATTTAAATGCCAGAGAAAATTTCATAGAAACGGCCGCGAGAAGAAGTTCGGTTCTACGACTTGCTAGATTAATCAACTACAATGCAAAGAGAAATTTACCAGCAACTGGTTTGTTGAAGATAGATTCAATATCTACCACACAAGATGTATTGGATTCTTCAGGCATAAATTTATCTAATCAGACAATAAACTGGAATGACGGAGCAAATTCAAATTACAGAGAACAGATCACATCTATTCTGAACGCGGCAAATCAATCAGGTCAACTGTTTGGCAAACCTAGGGAAGCGGATCAGATAGGTGGAATCAAGACAGAAATATACACGCTCTCATCAAATCAAAACGACTTGCCGATCTTTAGTTTTAGGAAGACAGTAGGCGGAGTACAAAGAAGTTTCGAGATTGTACCAGCAACAATAAAAGATTCAGAATCAATTTATGAGGCGGACCCCATTCCAGGAACAGGACTCACATATGCCTACAGGACAGACGGATCCGGAGACAGTTCAAACAACACAGGTTTTTTCCTTTTATTCAAACAAGGTACAATAGAAAATTTAGATTTCACATCCGACGTTGCAATTACAAACTTTGTCAAAGAAATTCCAACAAACAACATAAACAACTCAGACGTTTGGTTGTATAAGTTAGATCAATTTGGTCAAATAAATGAAAAATGGTCTAAGGTTGAGGCAAAGTCGGGCAACAATGCAATATATAATTCATTGGCTAAAGGTGTCAGAAGCATTTACAACGTTGTAACAAAAACGGATGACTCGGTAGATTTAGTTTTTGGAGATGGAAATTTTTCAGAGATACCTATCGGTACTTTCCGAACATACTACAGAGTAAGCGACAATGCCAAGTATGCCATTCAGCCTTCGGACATGCAAAACATCTCTATATCTGTGCCATACATTGACGCCAATGGCGCACAACAGACTCTGTCATTGAATTGCAGTTTGAAATCATCAGTTTACAATTCTGCCGCGACAGAATCTAATGACTCTATAAGAGAAAAAGCGCCACAAGTATTCTATGCACAGGACAGAATGATTACAGCGGAAGATTATCAAGTGGTCCCACTTTCGGCATCACAAGAAATAATAAAATCAAGGGCAGTGAACAGATCTGCTTCAGGCATATCAAGAGCCAAAGAAATTTTAGATCCAACGGGTGCATATTCTAATGTCAACGTCTTCGCTGACGATGGTATACTGTACAGGGAAGAAACAACACCGTATTTTTCATTCAATTTCACTAACCGAAATGAAATAAGATCAATAATAGACAACAACGTAGAGGCAAAATTAAAAGAAGCATATGCAAGGCAGTTTTATTATCAAAAATACGGAGCAAAAGATTTATCGTCATTGTCGGCAACTTGGAATTCGACAACAACATCTACAAACTCCAACACTGGATATTTTACCACAGGTTCTGGTGCGTTAGTTACTGGAATTTTCGCAACGTCTAATCTTAAGTACGCGAAAAAAGGATCTTTAATTAAATTTACTTCTCCAGACACTAGAGAATTTTTAAATGATAAGTTGGTGACAGCGGGCACTGAAAACGCGGAAGACAGAGTTTGGGCAAAACTGGGTGATGTGGTCGGAGATGGTGCCAACAGCGGTCTAGGTAATTTAGAAAATGGCAATGGTCCATTGACACTTGCCGACATTATTCCACATGGTTCAAAACTGACTTCGATCTTTCCAAACTTTACAATTTCTTTTTCAGATGATTTGAAGACTGACATCATAGACAGGGTAGAGGCATTTGAAAAATTTGGTTTGCGATACGATGTAGATAGCGAAACTTGGAAAGTAATAACATCTACAAATCTAAGCAGTAGCAAAATTTTCAGTTTGAACAATGCAGGTTCCACATCGGGTATCAACAATGACGCCAGTTGGTGGTTTGACTTCGACAATGATGGAAACACATACACGGTAACATACAGAAGTCTTGAATATATTTTTGAATCTGCCGGACAAAATAAATTCCATTATGATAAACAAGAAAAAATTTATGATTACAAGTTAGGAACAGCAGTCAAAGACACAGTCAAGGTATTATCGACTAATAGCATAGTGTCAACGGCAAGTTCTATCGGCTATCCAATTAATTGGCAAGTAGTAGATACTGTTACAGAGTCAGACGGTTATCAGGACAACAGAAAGGTTAAAGTTGGATTCTTTGACAGAGACGACGACGGTGTAGTTGATAATCCGGAAATATTTGATATCTTTGTTGAGCCTGATCTTACTGTTGCTAACAAATTTGTATTTTTTGAAAAATACATAGGATACAATTCAATTGAAAGATTCAGACCTTACGCGGCAACAAATTTTGTGGTATCTGAAAACGAACAAGACATCACTTTATCTAGCACGGTATACGACGATGGTCAACTGTTTTATTTTTACGCTGACGATGAGAACGTGGTCAAAAAATATGATTCCACAACAAATACTCTTTTAACAACAACGGATTACTATGCAAGACGTGGAAGAAGCAGTATATCATTCCAATATAAACATCATGCTGGTCAGGAAACACGTATAGATCCTTCGGTATCAAACATCGTCGATGTATACATGTTGGAAAGATCATATGACGACTTATTTAGAGTTTGGTTGCAAGAAGGCGGAACTGAACCTCAGCCTTCTACTACTGACCAATTAAGAATAAGTTATTCAGGTTTTTTAAATCCAAAAAAATCTTTATCAGATCAAATCATATACCATCCGGTGAAATACAAGATATTATTTGGATCAAACGCTAACGAGCAATTACAAGCAACCTTCAAGGTTGTGAAAAACACCAAAACCAACGTTACAGACGCAATTATAAAAACAAGAGTGATACAAGCAGTCAACGAGTTCTTTGCGTTGGATAATTGGGACTTTGGTGATACTTTCTATTTCACAGAACTGGCGGCATATGTGCACCAACAACTGGCGCCGGATTTGTTGACAGTCGTGATTGTACCTAACCAATCTGGACAGAGTTTTGGGTCTTTATTCCAGGTTGAATGTGCATCGGATGAAATTTTCATTAGTGGGGCCACCGTTAATGATGTGACTACAATTACTGCTTTGGGAGCCAACCAATTGTTGGCGTCTGGTAATGTAGTGACGTCTACTTCTACAACAAGTTCAAACACAACAACAGGATCGGCGGTATCAGGCTCTACTACATCAGGTTCAGGTTCAAGCACTGGCAGTAGTGGGGCAGGTTACTAATGGCTGACACTCCTATCAATTCAACAGCAAATCAAGAAGTCGTTACCGAAAACGGCAGAGAATTTAGACGTACGATTGCTCATTTACCTGCGTTTTATAGAACGGATACAAACGACAGATTTTTATCAAGCACTCTCGATCCATTGGTCCAAAAAGGATCACTGGAGAGATTGGACGGTTTCGTAGGTAAACAGGATGCCTACACAAGGAAGATCAGTGATAGGTATGTCACTGCCACTGATAAGAATAGATTTGCTTATCAATTAGATCCTGCTGTCACTTACACAGACAAAGACACCACTTCGGTGAATCCTGAAGACCAGGTAAAATTCACAGGTACCTATGATGATTACCTAAATCAAATAAAATTTTACGGCGGAAAAGTAAACAATCAGGATAGACTGAATAAAGAAACAGTGTACTCTTGGAATCCTGCAATTGATTATGATAAACTTATCAATTACAGAGAATATTATTGGATGCCGGAAGGTCCGGCCACCCTTGAAATAGATTCGGTAGGACCAAACGCTGTCGCCGAGTACAGGGTACAAATCACTCCGGATGACGGTAGTAGCACACGTGCTTGGAAATTGCCTCACCGTACCGAAAGCAATCCTATTTTAAAATTGTACAGAGGTAACACATACAAATTTAATGTTGACGCAAAAGGTCATCCATTCTGGATTATGACTGAACCATACAAGGACAAAATTGCCGCTGATGGTTCTACGTCAACAATATATTCAACAGGTGTAACTAACAACGGCGCCGATGACGGCATCGTTACTTTTACTGTGCCTACAACAGGACCAAGTACGTTGTATTATCAATGCGGCAATCACGAAGCCATGTACGGCATACTGCAAATTCATGATGTATCAAGCACACATAAAATTGATCCAGTAAAAGATATCATAGGTTGTAAAAATTACAGTTTGAGAACGCTTGACCTATCAAATGGGATGAAGGTGAGTTTTGCCAACACAAATGTTATTTCTGAATATAAGGACAGAGAATATTTTGTTGAGGGTGTTGGACACTGCATAACCTTGACAGATGTTGATGCTTTAATAACACCAGAATCATACGCAACAGAAACAACAATATTGTATGACACAACTGCTTTTGACAGTAGACCATATGCCAAAGCATTTTATAGACCGGAGAGCAAAGATTACATCACGATCAAACGTGACTCTCCTGATAGGAATGCCTGGTCAAGATACAACAGATGGACACATAGAGCGGTTATCGAAGAAGTAGCAAGAATAGGCGGATACACACCAGTCCTTAAAGAAGAAGATCGTGCAAAAAGGCCCATCATAGAGTTTGATTCGGGTATAGAACTTTTTGATCACGGCACTTCGGCAAAGAGATCCGTGACACTTATAGATGATGTGACCACAGATGTGTTTAGCACAGTGGTAAACAAGACTGGTTACATTGTGGATGGATTGAATCTCGAAGACGAAATGCGTGTGTTGTTCACAGCAGACACTGATCCAACAGTAAAAAATAAAATTTATAAAGTAAAATTTGTTCAAGGTTCAGACAGTAGCAAGGTAATTGCTTTGACTACTGAGGCCGATACGGACCCTGCAGATAAAGAATCTGTGTATGTTGAGTTTGGAACAAACAACCAAGGTAGGACAGTTTATTACAAGGCTGATACACAGGAATGGGTAGACGCACAGAAAAAGACTAAATTAAATCAACAACCTCTGTTCAATTTGTACGATGATAACGACAATGCACTTTCTGATTTGACCATATACCCAAATAGTGATTTTATTGGTGCTAAGGTTTTTGAATTTGCAACTTCAGACACAGCAACAACAGATACAGTGTTAGGAATAAAAGTAAAATACAACACAATTAACAACGTCGGAGATATAGTTTTTAAATCGGATCATACCAGTGGAACTTTTACTTACAGGGACGGCACAAAAACAAAAGAGGCCAATCTTGCAACGTCGCACCTACATTTTAATGGTGTGCTTGCCGACACAGAGCAAAGTGCCTGGAAGAAGAGAAAATTTGAAAGTAAACAAAGAGTTGTTAGAACATTTATTGTTGACGCTACAGAAAAAAAATTATTCCCAATTGATTTCTATAAAAATTCGGCAACATTGACTGACATAGAAATTTCGGTGTCAGTAAACAGTGTGCGAAAAACACTTTCTACAGATTACACTATTGTAGATGGCACAGTGAACAAGTACGTTAGTTTCAACGAAGATTTGAATGTTGATGATTTTGTTAAGATTCTAGCATACAGCAGTGCGGATAAAATTGACGACAAAGGAATATATGAGATTCCTGAGAATTTGTCTGTAAATGCTCACAATGGCGTCATTGGTGATTTTACATTTGGCCAGGTGTTGGCGCATGTAAAAGATATTTTTGAAAAAAATACAGATGTAACAGGCACCATACCGGGAAACAGCAATTTAAGAGACAAGCCTGATGCTAGGTACATAGGTGGAACTATACAACAGCATGGTGGTTCATTACTTCCTGCTGTGTTTTCTTTGATAGATCAAAAAGCCAATTTGATCAACGCTATAAATTTTAACAGCAATGAGTATGACAAATGGTACAATTCTTTCTTAACACACGGTGTTGCCACTGCATATGAAGGAGTGGCGGCGGACAGAGTAGACGAAATAATCCAAGAACTAGTAAAAGGCAAAACGAACAAATTTGAATTCTATCACGAGGACATGGTAGGATACGGTGAAAACGTTTCAGTGAGAACATACACTGTGAATGATGCACAAGAAGTTGACTATGCTATAGATACACAATTTGATCCTACGGTACCAAGCAATAGAGCAGTATACGTTTACCTAAATGAAATGCAACTTTTACTTGGCACAGATTATACTTTTAGCACAACTGACGATAGCATTAACATAACAAAAACACTCGCAGAAGGCGATAAGATCAAGATTAAGGATTACCCTGACACAACCGGAAGTTACATTCCAACAACACCTACGAAATTAGGAATGTATCCAAAATTTCGTCCAGAGAAATTCACAGACACTACTTACACGACTGATGTAGAAGTGATAAGAAGACACGACGGGTCTATAACAAAGGCATACGGTGACGAAAGAGATGATTTAATATTAGAACTTGAAAAAAGAATCTACAATAATTGCAAGGTTGCCTATGATGCAACATTATTGGATCATAATGATGTGATTCCTTCGGCATTCAAATCAACGGATTACAAACTTTCTGAAGTGAACGAAATAATGAGTTCAGATTTTTACACATGGGCAGGAAAAAATGCTGTGCAATATATCAACAACACACAATTCAAAGAAGGATCACCGTTTACCTACAATTATGCTAGAAGCACAGATAGATTGAATTCACAGAAACTGCCTGGATATTGGAGAGGCATATACCAGTACTTTTTTGACACAGATTCTCCACATCTAAGACCATGGGAGTGCATAGGCCATTCTGAAAAGCCTGCAGATTGGGAAAGCAAATACGGCGTGGCGCCATACACCAGAGGAAACGACGTGCTCTGGAATCACATTGCCACGCACACCAGCAGATATGGAAAACCAGATATCTCAACATACCTTCCGGTCAATGAATCGGGAGAGTTACTAGATCCGATTGCGGCAGGAATAGTAAAAGACTTTGACGTGCCAGGACGCCAAGCGACATGGAAATTTGGTGATTATGCGCCGGCAGAAACAGCCTGGAGAAAATCAAGTGCGTATCCATTCTCAATTATAAAATTATTAGCATTGACTAAACCTGCAAAATTTTTCAGTTTGTATTTTGATAACTCCAGATTGAAAACCAATAAATCAGGCAATCTAGTCAGTACCGAAACAGGTATTAGGCAACAACTTTCAACGGCCAAATATCACCTTGAAACAGAAACCAATACACTAACGAATGTGACTAAAACTTTTACTACTGGTGGGTACCAACCATTAATTATCAACTACCTCATAAGTCAAAATTTGGATGTGGAAACATTTTTTTACAAGAAGTTTAAAAATTTAGATGTCCAACTGGCATACAAGTTGGGAGGATTCTCCGACAAGGAAAATTTAAAGGTTCTCACAGATAGTGTGTCACCTGGGTCAACATCAGGTAGTAAATTTTTACCTGACGAAAATTACAAAATTTTATTCAGAACTTCAAACCCTGTCGAAACATACAATTTTTCAGGAGTCCTTATAGAAGCCAACACAGATACAGCGTTAGATGGTTCCACGCTTCTAGGTGGATACAAAGTGTTGGGTTATTCTACGTCTGATCCTTTCTTTAAATTTCAGTACCCGATAGCGGGCAACATCAACAGCAAGGTGCAAGTTGACGGTGTTGAAGTTTTAGAATACCAATCTTATCAAGAGGATGTGCAGACTATACCATATGGTCACGTGTTTACAACCAAACAGGAAGTGGCCAATTTCTTATTCGGTTACGGCAAGTACCTAGAATCGCGAGGATTCAAGTTTGATAAATTTAGCACAGAAATCAGAGAGGTGTTGAACTGGAGGACGGCTGTTAGAGAATTTTTATTCTGGACCACACAAAGTTGGTCACCGGGATCTTGTATCACAGTATCGCCAGCGGCTCAAGGATTGAGTTTAGAAACGTCAAACACCATTGTAGGAAGCCTTAGAAACAAACTAGGTGAATACTCAGTGTTGGATGCCGGTGCTAGGATAGTTGACACAAGAGATGTGTCTACAAAAAGACTAGGTAAAACATTTGATATAGAAATAAAAGATACAAAGATTGGCATGTACAATCTTGATATTTCAACTGTGCAAAAGGAACACGTTTTATTGTTTGATAACAAAACTGTGTTCAATGATATAATTTACGATAAAGCGACAGGCTTCCGACAACCTAGATTAAAATTAGTTGGATGGAAAACAGGCGGGTGGAATGGCGATTACTATGCTCCTGGATTTGTTTTTGACTCTGCTAAAGTAACATATTGGTCAAGAAACACAGATTACAAAATTGGTGATTCTATAGAATACCAAGGTAAGTTTTATGTTGCGTTAGTCAACCATAACTCAGGAACAGATTTTGATAACTCCAATTGGAAGATTAAATCGGAAAAACCTGCATCTCAACTTATACCAAATTTTGATTACAAGATATCTCAATTTAGGGATTTCTACAATCTTGAGTCAAATAACTTTGATGAATCGCAACAGAATCTTGCACAGAGGCTTATAGGGTATCAAAGTAGAGACTATCTTGAAAACCTATTTGTAAATGATATTTCACAATACAAGTTTTATCAAGGATACATCAGAGAAAAAGGAACTCAAAATGCAATCACTAGATTGTTAAAAGCCAAGTACGAGGACCAAGACATCAACCTCGACATATATCCTGAATGGATGATAAGAACTGGAGAAATAGGAAACGTAGATGCCAAAACAAGCCATCAGATATTTCTCAAAGAAGACGAGATTGTTTCCAATCCACAAAGTATAGAATTAGCAGATACCAGTAATGACACGAAAAGTTACATCAAGTCATTGCAAATCAGCAAGGAAGATTTTTATTCTGCACCTATTGAATATACTGCGGCAACTACTTTTGGCAAAAAAGATTACACAAAACCAGGTGTTGACAGAGAATTTGTGCAGACCTACAAGACTGCAGGATATCCTCAGTTACCGCATGTGCAACACACTTTATTTTCAATTGACGATTTACTAACATTTGATCATACAAAAATAGACAGAAATGATCTAATATGGATAGCAAACAAATCCAATAAGGACTGGGACGTATTCAGAGTTACAAATTCTGGCGTAAGAGTAAACACAGTAAGAACGCAAAACTCGGCCACAGAATTAGAGATAGAAACTACGACTAGTCATCTGCTCCAACAGGAAACAAACAGGAACGAAGCGGATTACATCATGCTTAAAAATTCAGCACAACAAGAATTAGACGGAATCTACAAAGTCAAAGAAGTTATAGATCACAAAACTTTTGTAATAGATTACTCTGAGGCAACCAACTTCCTTCCACAAGTAAATGAGGACGGTTCCACAGCAGATACCTATGGACAAATTTTCAATTTTGTATCGGTTAGGTTAGCATCTATGAACAACGTTAACGATAGACTACCATATCACGAATACAAAGATAAAACAAACAGCACTCAACAGATTGAGGGTGACAAGGTCTTTGCCGATGCAGACAGCAACGGATTATGGAGTGTTTACGAAAAGCAAAATCCATACACGCAAGTAAGACAACTTTCTCCTGATAATGCAACAGATAGCCAAGATTTTGGATGGAAGGTAGTGGCAAGAGAAGATGCTAGATCGATTATTGCGTCTGCGCCATCTAAAGCACAGGGAGAGGTACACTTCTTTAACAGGACAACGAACACAGCAGGAACTACGCTGTTCACAACCGCTACCAACACAACAACCACAGGAAACGATAACACTAGTAAACTAGGCTACTCACTCTCAATGAGTTCTGATGAAAACTTTGTTCTAGCAGGTGCACCTTTTTCAAATTCAGTGGGACAAGATGGAAGCACAAGATTTAATGATGCAGGTGCACTAGAATCATATATTTGGGATCCATCATCTTTCACCTATGGTTTTATCTCAACTTTTTTACCACCAACAGATGAAGCAGGACAAAATTTTGGGTGGGCACATAAGATTGTTGAACCTGGCGTGTCATCTACAAGATCTACAGCACAAAAATATATGTTTGTGTCTGCACCTGGACTTTCATCAGACAAAGGAAGGGTTTACATGTATGAGTGGGGCATTGGTCCTGACGGATCTACATATGATACATGGACTCAATGTTTATCCATAGATCCTCCGGCAGGCGGAGCAGGACAACGATTTGGACACCAAGTTGAATGTAGTGACGACGGAAACATTTTAGCAATTAGTTCACTGGCGCCAGGTAATGCAGGTAAAGTAGAAATTTTTGTTAGAACTTCACAGTCAAACGACGACAGTGTGCAACATTCTTTCAGTTTAGTGCAAACTTTGACAGGTGTATCAACAGACGGATCAAGTTTAAACACAAGATTTGGTGATTCGATCACAATGACAAAAGACGGTACCACGCTCGTGGTAGGTGCTCCAGGTCATGACGACAGTTCACAAACAGACGGCGGGGCAGTTTTTGTATACAAATGGGATGCCAACAACGATTCTACTTTATTATACACGCTTGATCATACATTGAAGGCACCAGACACTGCTACAAATATGCAATTTGGATCGTCGGTACATATAAACAACGCAGGAAACAGATTGGTTGTGGGTGCTGAGATGTTTAGCACCTATAGAGAAACAAAAATAGACTCAGGAGATACAACATTTGATCTCCAAGACACGAGATTCGTTGACATCAACGTAGGCTCTGGAGGTTGTTATACAGCAACCAAATACAATACAAAATTTGTGGTGGACGATTTGCTTGTGACAGACAGTGTATCGGGTGGTGATAATTTTGGAAAAGGTGTATTTGTTACTGATAACACTGTGATAGTAGGTGCACCAGCGGACGAAGGACATGATGATGTATCAAATGACGGATCGATCACTTTATTTGATTCTACTGTCTCTGACGAGTATGCATGGAAACGTATATCACAAGAAACACATTTTGTTGATATTGACAAAATGGGACAAGTATTTGATTATGATTCAGGAAACAACCAAATCAGAGATTGGTATGACTTGTATGATCCAATACAGGGAAGAATTTTAGGAATAGCAGATAGAGAAATCAACATTAAGACACCATGGGATCCTGCCGTGTATAACGCAGGCACAAAAGCAGATGAAAAAAATGCTTGGTTGGAAAATCATGTGGGAGAAGTATGGTGGGATCTTTCAAAAGTAAAATGGTTATGGTATTCACAAGGCACACAAGAATACAAAATTAATAACTGGGGAAAAATTTTTCCGGGATCCAGCATTGACATTTATGAATGGATAGAATCACCTTTACTGCCAAGCGAATACAACACACTTGCGAACACAGATGCAAGTAATCAAAGGTTCACAGGCTTGCAAGGAACACCGTTAGATGTCACAGACAACAGTTACTCTGTGAGGCAAAAATATAATTCGGAACTGGATGCATTTGTTCCTGTTTATTATTATTGGGTAAAAAATAGAGTTGATATTCCAACAAACAGTGTCGTGCAAAGGAAAAATTCTACTTCTTTTGTGAAAAACGTTATCGAAAATCCAAAAGGATTAGGATTTAAATTTTATGCGGTGTCCGACGCCAACAAACTTTTACTCTGGAATGTATCAAGACTTAACAGAGACAGAATAGTATTAAATTTTGACACCAAGACCAATACTGACGACATCGGTACCCACTCAATTTGGAAATTGGTCAGGGAGTCTGATCCATCGTTTAGGCCAGGCACAGTCATAGAGAAGAAATGGTGGGATAGTTTGATCGGACAAAATTCCGAGGGCGATACAGTGCCTGATCTAGATCTTCCTGTGTATGAACGATATGGAAATAGAACACGTCCTAGGCAGAGTTGGTACGCGGATAGGTTTGCGGCCTTGAAAGAAGTAATACAATACGCTAATTCTGTATTATTAAAAACACAACTTGCAGGCACAATCAATCTATCCAATTTGGATGCCAAAGATCCTGAACCAACTGAACAAAGTGGAGAATGGGACGCATCGGTTGAAACTTATGCAGATTTAACATACATTAATACAAGCGACATATCAGGCTCTATAAATTATTTGGTCAAAGCAGACGAAACAGCAAATGGATTTTGGGCGATATACACATGGGATCATTCAGGCGAATGGTCAAGAACTAAAATTCAAACATACAACACTTCAAAATATTGGAATTACATAGACTGGTATAAAACTGACGGAGACATGGAGCATGGTCCAACAACTAAAATTGACAAACAAGTGCAATTTGAATATGAATTAGATTCCTTAGACTTGGATTTAGGTAAGCATGTCAAAGTAACTTCGGCAGACACTGGCGGCTGGAAAATTTTCATGAAAACATCATCCGGTTATGATAACGTAGGGACAGAGAACGGCACTATCAAGTTGTCTGAAAAACTTTATGATTATTCTATAGACGCCACAGGATATGCAGGACAAGACAACTTTGACGATAATTTCTTTGATCAAACGCCTAGTATTGAAACTAGAAAAGTTTTAACCGCTTTAAGAGATGACATAATGATCAATGAAAGGGCAGTAGAATACAACAACATGTTTTTTGTTGGTATAAGGAAAGTATTAGCAGAACAGACTTATGTAGATTGGTTGTTTAAAACAAGTTTTATAAACATAAAAAGTTCTGTCAGAGAGTTAGACCAAAGAAAAACTTACAGTGCTGGAACCGATGATTGGATAGAAGATTACATAAATGAGGTAAAACCGTTCCACACTAAAGTTAGAGAATACAAATTAGGATACACAGGCACCGAAAAAGCAGATGGAATATTTTCAGATTTTGACAATCCGCCATTCTATGATGCAGACGAAGGCAAAATTAGATCATTAAATGTTGCTAGAGATTCGGCAAAACTAGATGAATATCCATGGCAGATGTGGAATGATCATCATAAAAAACACGTAGAGTCGATCACAGTGGTAGATGGAGGTTCAGGTTACACAAAAGTTCCAACAGTCACTATCGTTGGAGGAACCGTTACATCAACAGGTCCATTCCAGATTTTAGGTTTGAGTGCATCAGGAAATACATCAGGACAATACGGATACTTTTATCCTTTATTCACAGACGAAACTAGAGCAAAAGTTTGGGATTCGCAAAACGGCGGCACAGGCACAGTGCATACACACACATTTGATGGATTATCTGACACATTCTACATGCCTACTGCGACAAGTTTCCACGCACAGAACACAAGATCTACAGCGTACAAGATGTACGAAACACCTGCCACAACAGCGGCGACTGCCAAGGCAAATGTTGTTGGTGGTGAAGTGACTTCAATCACCGTAACAGGTGTTGGCGCAAATTACACAACAACGCCGACAGTAATAATCACAGGCGGCACAGATACAGGAGCCAATCCTTCTAATGTGGCCAAAGCATATGCTAACTTGAATAATGATTTAGTTAGAGACATAGACACTACAATAAAATTTGACAGAATAAAATCTACAAGTTCGGTCGTTGATTGGGAAGCATCTACTTCTTATGTGTATGGACAGTTGATAAGACACAAAAATCAATTATACAAGGCGACTAGTGCGTTTACGTCTACAAGCAAATTTGACGACAACATAGATGACCTACACAGGATGATAGGTGATGAGACAGGTTTGACAGCGGCAGACAGGACAAAAGGATTCTATACGCCTATGTCTGGAATGCCAGGCAACGAATTGTCACAACTTATGAAAGGCGTAGATTACGGTGGAACAATGGTGACTGGATTGTTGTTCAACCAGAGCCAAGGATGGGACAGATCAGGTTGGTACGATTTTCCATGGGACAACTATGGCGAGTCAGACATTATAAAATTTGTTGCAGATGGCTCTACAGCCACTTATACTTTTAGCACAGCACCAGCATCAACAAAAGTATATCAAGTATACATCACAGAGGATGATAGTTCAAGAAGAAAACTAGACGACGTATTCCGTGGCGATGGATCTACTACGAGCGTTACTTTAAGTGAAACACCAAACACAAATGCCTTGGTAGAGTTTATTCCTTTTGACAGCGACGGCGTAGGAACACCAACAGATGATAGAACAATTGATTCGATAATCAAGGGCGGGTTGTTTGGATCTGCTTTAGGTATAGCACCAAGTGACATTATCTTAGAAGGTGATGATTTTGTTAATCCAGATACCAGTTATGCACCCGAGGAAGCGGTGCCGGGACAGATGTTTGACACTGTTGATATTAAAGTTTACACGTCACCAGAATCAGGAGTTCCTTTTGTAAGTGAGAAAAATTACAGAGGAAATGGTTCAACTAGAGTGTTTTCAATAGGAGATTATCCTGGAACGTTGGGATCAGTCACAGTATCCGTAGACGGAGCGGTGAAAAAACTTTCTACTGATTACACAATTGACGTACCAAATAAAACTATAACCTTTGGCACAGCGCCAGCAAACGCCACAGTTATATCTACAAAGGTTTTTGCAATTTCTGGAGAAAATTACAGAGTGCTAGATCAGTACACAGGTGATGGAAGCACAGTTACATTTACAACATCAACCAGAGGTGAATTTAACTTGGATTCAACATCTTCGGAAATTTATATCACAATCAATGGAGTGCCTACTTCGGCATACTCAACAACAACAACTGCAAACACCATCACAGTGACATTTGATTCTGCTCCGGCGGCGGATGCCCTGATTCAAATAGCAGGATTTAACAAATCAACAACTACTACTAGAAGTTACGCAAGTATTAGAAGTCAAGCAATAACTTATGACGGATCAACTAATAGATACACTTTGACTTATCCTCCGGGAGCCATAGGTCCATATTCCGGTTTGACAATTATAGAAGTAAATGGTAGAGTGTTGAGAGGTCCAGATAATACCTACTATGTAGGTGATGGAAGCACGTACACATATGGTGTTGTGTCGGGATTAGGTGAAGATTCAACAGTCGATCCAAGCAAAACTATAACAAATGCAAATCAAGTAGAGGTTTATGTAAATGGTACGAAGAAAGATTTAAGCACTCATTACACGGTGGACACAGGAAATCAAAACATAAACTTTGTTCCAGGTGCTGTTCCTACATCAACAGATGTGATTGCCATATCCACATTGGTAGACAATCATTATTACAACAGTGGCAACGATATCATAATAGATCCTTCTGCTATTGCTTCATCCGGATACAGCCTTACTGCCAATGACGTTATGACAGTTACTACATTCAACAACGCATTAGGCATGAAACAAAGAAGAGAAGTGCTTGAAGGAGTACCTAGTGGCGAATTCTATCTGAGGTTTGCGCCATTGAATTCGGATTACACTTTTGTTTGGTACAATGGACACCAATTGGTACAGAACGTAGACTACACTTTGAATGGATCTAAGATTACAGTCTATGGCAAGACTATCACATTCTCTGACAGGTTGGACGTGATGTACTTTGCAATGGAATCTGCTGTAGGCGCCACAGGATTCAGAATATTCAAAGACATGTTAAACAGAACTTTTTACAAAAGAATTTCAAAATCATCTACAACTAAAATTGCAGAAGTTGTTTTTAAAGATGCAAAAACTATAGAAGTTGAAGATGGTTCAGTTTTACCTACACCCGACATCAGTAACAATCAGCCGGGTGTTATTTTCGTAGACAAAGAAAGAATAGAGTACTTCACTAAATCAGGAACTACATTAGGACAACTGAGAAGAGGTACTTTAGGTACAGGAATTAAGGAACATGGATCAGGCGTTGAAGTGGTAGATGCGTCTGGTACTCAAACCATTCCTTATGCGGACACTGTGTACACCAACACTTTCACAGGTGATGGTAGTACATTGTCGTTTGCTCTATCACAAACACCAGCCTCCGCTAGTGAGTTAGACATATTCATTGGTGGCCAACGATTGTTGCTTACTAGCGAGGATGGATCAACTTTAAATTACTCTGTGGACGGAAGTACAACCGCTGTTACTTTACATACAACAGCACCTGCTTCAGGCACACAGATAAAAATATTACATAAGAGAGGACAGGTATGGTACACGGCGGCCGACGGTAATCCTGCTGATGGTAAAGGATTACAGGGTAGTACGACTCAACAGGCTAAATTCATAGCACAAGAGCCAACAAATGCACCTGAATAAATACACTAGATGACACAGAATGACAAACAAACAGAATCCAAAGAAGAGAACAAAAAACCACAAGATCAAAGCGGTGTGATGATTGAAGGACACATTAAGATATTTGATCCTGAGTCTGGAGAGGTTATCGTTGATAAAAGAAATGCTATCCATTACGAAAACATGTCTCAGGCACTTGCTAATTCGTTAGCGAACAAAAGCACAGGATTTGTTCATGAAATGGCATTTGGTAATGGCGGAACAAGCGTAGATCCAACAGGAGTTATTACATATCTTACTCCCAACTCTACAGGTTCTAATGCCACACTTTACAACCAAACTTATTATAAAGTTATTGATGATAATTCATCAACTAACAAAGATACTACTAGAAATAAAATGGAAGTGCGACACACAGCAGGAAACAAGTATACTGACATAGTTTGCACTTGCACTTTGGATTATGGAGAGCCGACGGGACAATCTGCTTTCGACAACACAACGAATTTCAATGGAGATTTTGTATTCGACGAACTTGGATTGAAAAGTTGGGAAGGAACGGAAAACGGTGCAACAAATAAACTGTTAACACACGTGATATTCCACCCAGTACAAAAATCTTTGAACAGATTGATACAAATTGATTACACATTAAGAATACAAAGTTTGACAACATTCACTGAAACAAGTTCAACAGCATTATCTACTTCTAATACAATAAGCGGAACTACTTCAGGAAGTAACACTGGATATTAATAAATGGCGTACACAGTAAACAAAACAAATAGTTCAGAATCACCAAACCAATACACGGTACAGGATCAAATCCTTAACAATCAAACCGATCTTAGGTTTATTGGAAAAGGCTACGCAGGATATGGTGAAGTTGTTGCTGAAAACTTTTTACATCTGTTAGAAAATTTTTCAAACAGTAGTGCACCAAGCAGACCCATAAAAGGTCAATTATGGTGGGATTCAAGCGTATCAAAATTAAAAGTGTACAACGGTGGTGCCTGGCAGGCCTCAGGCGGAAGTGCACCGTATCAATCAGTTGCACCAACAGGATTGGCTCAGGGTGACTTGTGGATCGATTCTGATACACAACAGTTATATCTTTATAACGGAAGTGCATCAGTGTTAGTTGGTCCACCTAGTTCCACTGGTACTACTAACGGTTTCACTTATGACTCTATTTTAGATTCCACAGATACAACACAAAACATAACAAAATGGTTCAATGACGGAAATTTAATTGCAATAATATCAGATGCGGCGTTTACTCCAAAGGTTGCCATATCTGGATTTGCTACAATTAAAGTTGGAGTCACGTTGTCTACAGCAATCACAGATAACAAGTACAACGGAACATCAACAGACTCAGATGCGTTGGGAGGCGTAGAGGCGTCAAACTATTTCCGTTCGAATGCTAATGACACAACTTCAGGGGTGATTACTGTTGCCAATGATGGCGGTATAGTTTTAGGAGCAGACAGTGACCTCACAATTACTGTTGATGGCTCAGGTGTAAACTTTACAAACACAATCCAAGATACTGATTTAATATTCAAAGTTAACGATGCAGGATCAACAACCACTGTTATGACCATTGACGGGTCTGAAGCAAGAGTTGGTATTGGTACAGCCTCGCCAAACAATAAATTGCAAGTGGCAGGAGGCGTGACAGCAACGTCATTCACAGGTGACATTACAGGAAATGTCACAGGAAATGTTACAGGAAATGTAACAAGTTCAGGTGCAAACACAATGGGCACCTTGACTCTAAGTGACAAAATTATAACACAGGAAATTGAACCAGATGCAGATGTAACTTATGACATAGGAACATCAAGCAAGAAATACAACACAGTGTTTGCCAAAGCAACATCGGCACAATACGCTGACTTGGCTGAGATATATGAAACAGATTCGGAATATGAAGTAGGAACAGTGGTCGTGTTTGGCGGAGATAAAGAGATAACACAATCGACAATATCAAATGACCCTAGGGTGGCAGGCGTGATAAGTGAAAATCCTGCATACCTTATGAACGACGAGTCCGAGGGACAAGCGGTTGCATTGGTTGGAAAAGTGAAATGCAAAGTGCATGGCATTGTAGCAAAAGGTGACTTATTGACTACAAGCGGCGAGATGCCTGGCTATGCCAAGAAGGCCAACACTCCAGTTTTGGGGTCTATTGTTGGAAAAGCAATGGAAAACAAGGATGACGGAGGAGAAAGTGTCATTTTAATAAGCGTAGGAAGACTATAAATACAGGTATATGGCGTACACAATTAACAAAACAGACGGTTCAGTAGTTGCTACAATCACAGACGGTACTATTGACACATCAACAAGTTTAACATTATTTGGTAAAAGTTATTCAGGTTTTGGTGAACCACTTAATGAAAACCTTATAAAATTATTAGAAAATTCAGCCTCGACAGCGGCACCAACTCAACCATTAAAGGGTGAGTTATGGTTTGATGCATCAACAAATCAAATTAAAGTTTATGATGGTACATCTTTTAAACCAACAGGCGGCGCAAAAGGCAGTGCTGACATTCCTACATCACCATCTGTTGGTGATTTTTGGTTGGACACCGATGACGATCAGGTTTTTGTATACACAGGTGATACAAAAAGCCATCAAATCAACAGCGGTTGGGAATTAGTAGGTCCAGTATTTTCCGCTACTCAAACAGAATCGGGTTGGAGAATAGAAACACTTGCGAGTTCCGGTGGTAACAAAACTGTATCATCGATGTATGCAGGATCCACTAGGGTAGCAATACTATCCAAAGAAAATTTCACACCATCTGTAGCACAATCAGGCTTCGCAGAAATCAAAGCAGGTATAACTCTTAATTCAACGTTGGGAAGTGTGTTCAGCGGAACAACGACATCGTCAGCGGCTATGGATGTATCAAGCACTTCAAACACATCAGCGACAGTCATTGCTGGTGGAAATTTCCTAAGAGCAGATGCGGCAGACACTACTACAGGTAGCATTACAATTGATTCTGATAACGGTTTAGTTGTAGGTGATGCACAAGACTTGTCAATAACAGTTTCTGCTAATAATGTGACACTTGCACAAACGTCACAAGACAAAGATATCAAGATTACAACAAATACAGGTGGTACTCAAACAGACAGACTAGCAATCACAGGTGCTACAGGTGCCATGGCAATCACAGGTGATGTAACAATCACGGGTAATTTGAACATATCAGGCGAGTACAACAGTTCGGTTTCGAATGTGTCGACTTACGATGATGCGTTCATCAAAATGAATTCAGGAAATTCGGAAGCAGATTCAGGTATGATTGTGGAGACCAGTGACACAGATGACGCTAGACTGTTCTATGATGTTTCTGAGAACCACTGGTCAGCAGGACAGAACCAATCATACTCACAGGTTATAAGATTAGCAGATGCCACAGAGGATGGTGATGCTAACAAAGGTAAAGTTTTAAAAACAACAGCAGGTGGAAACGTTAAAGCAACTTCTATGACACTAGGTGCCGTTGGGTCTATAACGTACACCGATACTTCAAACACAAACGTACCAACCATAGGTGCGGTTGCCACTCTCAGCAATGAATGGGGTGGATCGGCAAAAACGGTTTCTACTTCCCAGCCTACAGGCAGTGATGGCGCTGACGGAGATTTTTGGTTCGTAAGGGAGGCTTAATCTTATGCCTCTAATCACTAAAACTTTCGACTATTCGGGTCAAGTTCAAATAGCAGAATTACCAGCAGGAGCGACTACTGTGACCATGCACTTATGGGGCGGTGGTGGAGGTCCAGGTGGATTAGATGACCAAGGAAGCACAGCAGACGGTGCCGCGGGACATTATGTCACGGTAGATAATTTAGATATTTCAGCATACGCAGGCAGTAAATTAATTGCGGTCGCAGTCGGCGGCGGAGCAGAATCAGGAGACTCCGGTGGGGAAGCAGATGGCGGCAGAAACGGAAAAAGTTTGACAGGTTATTCAGGCGGTCAGGGAGGAAGTTCAGGACCCGTCGGATCATCAGGTTCTGGAGGTGGAGGTGGTGGAGCGACCACTGTAACATTATTCGAAGACGGCGAGTCAGCAGACAATATTAAACTAGCAATCGCAGGTGGCGGCGGTGGCGGCGGTGGAACAGGTGCTTCGTCACGAGGCGGATTAGGAATCAATGGTATCAATGCCACTAGCAACACACCAGGCACACTGGGAGAGAACGGTGCTGGTCACTCCGGAGACGGTGGTGGCGGTGGTGCTGGAGGCGGTGGAGCCGATGGAGGCACAGGTGGTTCTGGAGCCACGGGTGATGCTGGAGGATTCGGAGGATACTCAGGATCAAAC